CATGCCACGACCAACCTCAGAAATAGCCATCTCAATAGTAGCCAACTTATCCGCAGTACGTGCGTTAGCAGCGTCCTGCAACAAGTTAGCCTCAGTAGCGGTACGCCTAATTTCAGGGGTGCCACCACGCTGATACTCGGTAACGCCTGAGATACGGTCAATGTCACCAGTGATTAACTCTGACTGATTATAAAACTCAGGAGGGTTAATAACGGCAGGCATAGGGGCAATGACACTACTTAATGGTTCGTCCGAAACAACAGGAACCATAACGTTATCTTCCTGCGATTCAAGAGCGGTACGACCCAACTGGTCAAACGCAGATTCCTTGTATAGATATTTACGTGCAAACCGTTTACGATGATTCATCATTTGAGTACGTGTCTCATTGAGTTCACGTTGCATTGGTTCAATCTGTTCCAAGTCACCAATAGGGTAGAAGTAATCAGGAACATCATAGTTACGAATCATTACAAAAGGATGACCAAAAGAGTATGGCATCTTCATAGGCTTCACAAGGAACTGTTCGCCACCAGCACAGAATACCGACATAGACTTGTTGGTCACATCGTAGTATTCCCAAATCTCAGCGTACCCGTAACCTTTATCGTTAACCTTTTTACGGCTAGGGTCATCAGCGTAACGCCCAACTGTCATCGCTTCTGCTTCTTCACGAGCCAAACGATTATATCGTTTGTCCGATTTAACTTCCTTTAATGGACGGCGAATACGTTGAGCAATCCACTTAATGTCATGCATGCTAGTAGCATCAGGGTCCACAAAAATATCAAAAGGTGAAACACGTTCAGCGAAAGGAGAATCAGTAAGAATAACTGTATTAGGCGTTGACTCATTGCCTTCAACATTAGCGTCAGAGATATCGGTGTCATTGCCAACAACTTCTTCTTCAACAAACCTATAGCCAACTTTCATCCAGCCATGCCCAAACATGACAAAGTCTTTAACGCTACGACGGAACTCGGAACGAATGTCACGGAAACGCCACCAATAGTTTACAACAACCTCAGCAATAACAGCCTTGGCAGCATCTTCATGGTTAACAGAGTTAACAGTAATCTTAGGGTAGTTAACAGAAATGCTAGGTGCAATAACGTTAACAGTAGCAAACACCACGTTAACAAGAAGTCTATCTTCTTCGCTATAGTAGTCGTACTGTCTACCACGATATAGGTCAACTAAACGCCGCCACATAGCGTCGTAGCCTTCTTCTTTACGCCAACGTTTAGATGTTTCTAAACGTTGCCTGTAATCTTTAAGTTGGTCCTGACTGGATTTACGTGCCATTACTTAGTGCGACCAAACCCTGCATCATTTGGGTTCAACCAACGCAACAGCGGTGGCAGAACCGCAGCAGCAGCAGCGGAGACAAAAGCCCCGATATCATGGTTGCCAGCAAGATACACAGCAAGCCCAGCACCAAGTGCTGCACGTACATATGATTCCAAAATAGGTTTCAACTCGGCTACTAACTTATTCATTATGACTCCTAATGTGTTCATCTAATTTATCGTGTACTTTATCAACCTTAACAACCATGTGTTCCAACAGGCTTCTAGATTCAGCATGCTGGCTAGTGTTCTCGCTACGTAGTTTTTGTAAAATTACTACAACTGGACCAGTAATTACAGCAACTACAATAGGTACGAACCAATACATATTATACCCAACGAGTCCCTACTGGTTCAGCATTAATCCCATTAGCCTTAGCCTCGGCAACAGTTTTACGTTGCCGTTCAGCAATAGTAGGACCATGAAATTCCTCTTGACCATAAGTAAAACCTAGACTAATGGTACGTACATGGCATTTAAAGCAGATTTCTCCACGCCTTTGTACAATATCGTTAACGTGGGTGCCGCATTTGATGCAAGAATAACTCATAACTATAGATGATTGTTCCCTGAACGTACATTATGTGCCCCTAATGGTACCCGATTATCTCCAACATCGTGCATAATGTGCTGTTCCCACCACAAAAGGCTATTAGTTGGCACACTAGTATCGCTTCGGTACTCAGGAAGCCACACATATTTAATCATCTGAACCGTAATAGCCAGCGACATCGTCCTGTCGTCATGAGGGGAACCAGCCATCTTGCCGTTATCCTTACGGACATAAGTCCGCAACTCGGCTATTGTCCTCGCACACAGAACTATAATGGCTTCATCACGTAACCCAGCAGACAACTCGTCAATAGCCAACGGTTTACTGGATACAGTTGTGCGCCAACCCAAAGTTTCGGTAGCCTCAGGGCGAGCCAACCCTAATCTACGTTGTTTATAGATATTTTTATAGCCAGTACGTTGCAAAGCCTTAAGGGTGGTTAAACCATGATTGTTATTTTCCACTCCGATTAATGCTTTATTATACCATTCACCAATATGCGAAAGTGTTTCACCGAACATATCGGGTTCAATATGACCATGCCAATGAGCAACAACAATGCCATCCCTAGCGTCAATGACGTGAGCAGAACTGTAGTCACCATACGACAAACCTTCCGCAACGTCCGCACCCACGACATAAACCCCATCAGGTTCAGGTTCATACCAAACATGAAACGGACCATCCTCACCATACTCAACTTCAACACCATCAGGCGACATATAAATATATGTTGCCATAGCCTCAACCGTACTCATGTTATCCAACATGTCAATATCAAAAACAGGGTTACCTGATTTAATGAACGCTTCCTCAGGGAAGCGTGGATATTCCTGATGCAACTGCCAAGGTTGCATGTTTTTAGATTTGGCTTCGTACCAATCGTCACCACGTTCACCATCAGAGTTCCAAGGGAAGAAAATTCCCACAAACTGGTTGCTACCAGTTTGTGAACCAACCCACAAGTTATGAAAGAAGTTACCTGAACCATTAGCGGTAGACAAACCAATAACACGTCCACCAACGTCGGCAACAGGTTCAATAGAAGCCCACGCTTCTTCAGGGTTAGGCAAGAACGCCCATTCGTCCACAATAACCAAGTACACTGATTCACCACGAGCAGGGTCAGAACCCGATGGCAACGATTCAATAGCCGACTCGTTAGAGAAAATCATTTTTAACTGATGGTCAGTAATCATTCTAGGTCCACGTTCACGCATCCAAGGTGGAAGAAACTTGTAACCATATTTAGACTTAGCCAATAGTTTCATTGCTTCACGTTCAGTACGTGACAACATAATAACAAACCTATCGGGTCGGAAGTATGTTAACCAAAATGAGTATGCTGCAGCCAAGGTAGAGAAACCAATCTGACGTGCCTTCAAGACGACACTGTATCGTTCGGTCATCCATGTTTCAATGGTTTCTAACTGTGCGTCACGTAACTCAAACTTAATGCGTCCACGTTCAGGATGTTTAATGAACCAATAGTTTTCGCAGAAATGATTGAACGCTTCAACTTGTTGTTGAATCGTAGCGTTGTCAGGACCAACGCATAAACGCCATTCTTTTTCTTGTAGTAACTGACCTAACTCCAAGGTGACCCCCAAGGAATCCAACCGTTATCCCAACGGTCATCAACATAATTATAGATTTCCAAGAAAGCCTGCGCTTGAACTTTAGGTTTATATAAATCAGTACACTTGTCTACAACATCACGTACTTTTAGGAAACCTTCACCAGTTGATTTAGAACGTTTGCACCAGTACTGGTTAATTTGAAACAAACCAAGCGAACCGCCGTATGGGTCGTCCTCGTTAATAGCCTTAGTGTTGCATCGTGATTCACGCCACATAATGTAGTCAATACGTTTCCTCTGTCCAATTTCTTTAGCAATCGTGTTAGTAACTTTAGCCATATCAGGGCAAAGAAGTTTATGCTTCTTTGCCGATACAACGTTAGCAGGGACGATAAACATGGCAATACAAATAAAAGTAACTGTCAGTTTTTTCATTGAACCATCCTATCATTATTTGTTAGTTATAACACTAACATAAACTTTATGCTGGTTGTTCAGGGAAAACAATTAATCTTGGGTTCTCATTTTGAGATGGCAAATCTCTAAGTTGTTGACGGTAATCAAGCCATGCTTGTTTGTCAACAGCACTATCAGGTATTTGTGTCCAATCACAAGAAACCAATAACCCATTACGTCGCCAACGTATAACTTTTAAAAGCATTTCGTCATCAATTGAAGTTGGGTCTGCTTGCCAACTAAAATAAGCCCTAATAATAGTGTCTTGTTCTTTTTGGTTTTCTTCTATTTCATGCAGTATGGTATGTTCAATTTCTTCGTATGTAGGCATTATACT